TCAGGTTAGGATTCGGAACCAGCCACTCAACGGCCTTCGGGTGGAAAACAACCGTGGAGGTGTATTTCGCAGCCTTGTAGGCGGGGTTGATGATGAATTTCGTGCCCTTGGTCGCGCCAGTCGTGGAGACATAGGGAGCAACTTCGGTATAACCACCAGAACCGTTGTCGTTGAAACGCTTCGGGAACGGGCGGCTATGGAACACGAATCCACCGTAAGCCTTACGGGGCAGGAGCGAGGAGCCGTTGGCACCAAGCAGATCATTAACACGATCACTCCAGCGAATGTCCTGACGGACATCTTCGTTGAGCTTGATCAGGTTCTCAATCGTGGCGCGTTCAGCGAACACGTTGAAAACGGGCGAGCCGTCATCGGTCACCGCATCACCATCATCACCAGCGTTGTTCTGATAGAGACGATCATAGAGTTCACGAAGGACGCCAACCGTCAAGACGGAGGTCGGGTTCGGCAGCGAACCAAAAGTCGATCCAGTGGACTCGGCAAGGCCAGGTTCCACAGAGACTTTCGTCACAGCTGCGTAGTAGTCGTTGTCATAGCGCTCAACCCACTCCTTGTTGACGTTGTCGGCAAGGATCTTGATGTAGTTGTTGACATCGTCAATCGGGAACGCCGAAGTACGAACGTCTTCCAAGCAGATCCAGTTCGACTCAATCGCCTGATGGCGGAGTTTGAAGGTTTTCTGATCGAAGGCATAGCCAACGGTTTTGACAGGAGCCAAGCAGGAGTTGGCTTCGCCATCAACGCCAGTGACGCCGACATCTTCCCAACCGCTACCAACGGCAACAGTGCGCTGGGCGATGGTGTTGGTGATAACCGCGCCCATATTGTCGGGGAAAGCGGATTGCGTTACGAAACGCATATAGGGATCTTTATAAAGACCCAAGCGATGTGTGCCAAGAGCGATACGTCCAGTTTCGCGTTGAAACTGATCACTAATGGCTTCACAGGTGGTAGCAGTTTGTGCTGACATATTAGTATATTTTTTTCTATTTAGTTTAAGGGTTAGGTTTGATTGATGGGCATAGAATGTCCGTCTATCGGTTGATTTTCTGGGCCGCGACCAGAGATTTACGGCTACAAATTTTGAAGGCTAACCAGCCAGCGAGGCGTCTGCGACCAACTCAGACTTAAGTCTTAAGCGCAAACTATTACATTTGCGCTAAATTGTCAATAGTAGAATTTTAACGGAAGATAGATTTTCCGAAATTCATCAAACTATCCACATCTTCGTCCTCTTCGCTGGTATCCGTTTCGGTAGCCTTACCAAGACTCGGAGTTGCTCCAACCAGTCCCTCCAGTTGGGTTTTAAGTTCTTTGATTTCGGCGTCCTTGGACTCGCTAACCTTCTGCAATTGGGCAGAGTAGTGGTTGATGGCCGACTCAAGGAAGGGGACAACAGCAGCCCGTGCGAGGATGGCGCTTCGGTCTTCGACACTCAGACGATCCAGATTGGTCTCTGCGGCGTTTTTCTTGGCACTACGGATGCTGCCATTCCATTCATCCTGCCCATCAATCTCTTGAAGGAAATTGTAGCGGTCTTCCAGATTTGTCCAAGTCTTGGCCGTGAACGCCTTCTGGAGCCTCTGGTCGTTCTCAATAAACTCCTGTTCAGATTGAGCCTTGCGGGCGTTTTCGGCCTCGGCAAGGGATTCGGCCTCACTCTGAAAACGTTCATGGTATTGAGCCAACTCATGGTATTTATCGGCCATCTTGACGATGGACAACTGCTCCATGCGCTTAAAGTCGCTGGTTAAATCTTCCAAGGAGTCGATACGCTTGCGGGCATCGGGCTCAGTGATGGCTTGCCAGAGTTTGGAGAAGTCTGCGTCATTGGCTTCTGCGATGGCTTTCAAATCGCCCTGAAGGCCACTGAGGGGCTTTTTGATGGTTTCGACGTATTCAGGGCTTCTTTCAAAGTTTGCGGTCTTTAGCTCGCGATTAAGCTCTGCCATGCGAGTTTTATAGCCTTCCAGTTCTTCCTGAAGGGTTTTGACTGTCTCGCCTTCATATTTGCCCACCTTCTCTTTGGTGGCGTCCAGTTCGGCCTTCAAGCGATCCCGCTCCTCGCGGGCTTTTTTCATTTCGCTTTTGATCTCTTTCCAGCTTGAGACGCCCTTCTCAGAATCATCACCTTCGGGCTTATCGGAGATGGGCTTGTCGGAGAAGTGGGGGTTCAGCGGGAGATCATCATCCGAAGTATTTTCATTTGATTTCTCTGTAGTGTTCTCCGAAGACACTTCCTTGGTAATATCTGCAACCTTCTTCTCTACCTCTTCCTTGGTTGCCTTGGTCTTGGACTCCGCCTTAACGGGAGCTTTTTTCTCCGCCTTGGGAGCTTCCTCTTTCGGGGTTTCGGCGGCGGGCTTGGGCTCTTCTTGCTGAGTTTCTGGGGCGGGTGTCTCACTCGGAGTCGGTTCTACAGGTTCTTGATTTTTGCCACCAAAGATTGTGCCAGCAAAGTCTGCGTCACCCGTGAGGGCTGAATTGAGGATATCGGCCATAATAGTATATTAGTTATGTTAGTTGGTTTCTTCTGAAGTTATATGAGAGAAGGGTTCTGGCAAGTCAAATTTGGGTTTATTTACCTGTCCCTGACCCAAGGTATCAATGAGATCCATAACCTCTTGACTGCCCTCATAAAAACCCGCGCTCTTAATGAACACTGGCGACAGATCAAAACCCTGCGCCACAGGACTACTGCTCCGCTTCGGGCGAACCCGTTTGGAGATAAACTTAAGCCCCTTTTGCATATGGGGCATGGCCCAAGTTTTACTCCACTCACGCGAATCCTGATCTGTCCAATCCATTAATAAAGTCTAACTATACTCAGATTCTAACTTTGTCTAGCACAAATAGCTTAAATTTTAATACATTCCATGCACAAATAGCTTAATATGATAATATTTTCTATGCAGTTTGTGCGGCCATCGGGGGTCGGCCTGCGGGCCTTGCGGTTTTCTCAAGAATAAAACTGCGTGTTTTGAGATCATTAAGAGCCATCTGCTGACGAATAGTCTCCATCTTCTGTTGATGGGTTTCTTGGTTCATCATGCGCTTTTCCTGCATTTCTGCCAACTTGAGTTGCGCTTTTTGCATTTCCATCTCCATCTTGGGATCAATCTGTCCCTGTGGCTGTTGTCCAGCTTGCATAGCCTGTTCTTGTGCTTGGCTCTGTTGGGCCATCATGCGGTTGATCACCTGTTGCTCAAGCTCATCGATATAAGCTGTGAGGTTTTGAAGTTGGCGCTTGAGTTCACGGACTTCTTGCGCCCGATAACTGTTGTTAGAGAAGAAGACAAGGTGTTCGGTCACATGGTCAGCAGCAGGACGCAGAATTTGCATTGCCTGTTCATCGGCCATTTGCTGTTGACGATGGGCTTCGATAATTTCGGCAATCATCGGAATATGGGCCTCAATATGAACCGCATGGTTCTGGCTATCGTGAACCATCTGCGGAATACCCTGACGGAGATTGCCATTCTCAAGGTTAGCAATATCAAAGTCCACCACACGGCGCGGGCCTTTGTCGGAGACGAAAAGGTTAACCTTCTGCCAACCCACACCAGAGATGCCTGCAATGACAGAACGCAGAGTGTTTTCTTTACCCTTCTCGTCCATCAAGGAATAAAGCTCCATGAGTTGCTTACTGGCCATTTCGGTCATCACGGGGCTTCCGTCACCCATGGCGCGAAATGCCGTGACCTTAAGGAACTGGCGCATACGCTCAATTGAAACACCTCGACGCGCACAGCGGCGGCGGAACTCAAGAGCGAGTTGCCCACCCTTATCATTAGCAGTTAGAAGGGGATTGACCGCCCTGCGGTATTGTTCGGTCAGAAGCTTGTTATATGGAGTGTAGAAAAGTTCCAGTGCTGCGGCGTTGAGCGTGGATTCTTGGCGAGCTTGCTGGACAACCTCCGTAGCAGAGCGGGCTTGGCCGTCTGGAGTTGCCTGACGCGAGCGATAGCTACCCGTATTATTCTGCAACACTTGGCTCATCAGATTGTAGACGGGAAGACCCTGAGTGGCAATCGACGGCGGTTGAAGTTGGATCGGGGTCAGCCCACTAGGGATGAACGTATAAGGCCCAACCTCAATATATTGAAAGTCTTGGATGGCCTCGGCGTCACCTTGCAACTGGATCAAACCAGAGGTGATGGCGGCTTGGGCCGACTGACACAGAACACGATTGGAAATCTGGATCTGGTTGTAGATCTTCTGTTTGAGTCCGCGAATCGTGTGGAAGGTTCCTTGTCCGACTCCGTAGGTAAAGATGACGAAGCACTGATTTACGTTGCCATAGCGGCTATATCGCTCGTAGAGGAAATCCGAAGAATCGCGGGAACCGATAAGCTGTGTAAACTTACCGTCGAATTCGCGGTTGTATCCATAGATCAGTTGGGCGCGGTGGTAGGCCGACTCGCCAGCGTAGAGGTCATTCTCCTTGATTTCGCGTTCAAAGTCTTCCCAGTGGGCGGTGTAGTTTTTCCATTGATCCCGTTTGGTCGAAGCCTTCCAGATTGCCTGTTTAACTGCATTGAGATTCCAGCCCAGTTCTTTCGCGGCTTTAGGATTGCGGATGTATCGATAAAGCTCGCTCACGCTCATAGAGCGTTGGACGATGGCTACTTCGATGGACTCATCCGATACTTTGGTATCACGGGCTACCTTGAAGTCTTTGAGCCCGCAAGGCTCCCAGAAGATAGAGCGTTCATCGGGCCACATAGCGACCCCGACCCCGTCACCCACAAACTCGCGGGAAAGAAGCTGCATATTATAGGCATGGTCGCTCCACTCCTTTAGCATCCAATCAAACTCTTCAGAGATAATCTCGGAGTCCTCATTGGAGTCTCCCTGATAGGATTCCATGATGACGTTGGCAATGCGAGGCACCCCGTTCTGGAGTTCGATATACGGGGCCAAGGCGGCTTCCATAATGGCATTTGCCTCCCCGAAGTTGGCGTTGACCACATGGGTTAACCCCTTGCTTTTTAGTTCTTCGGCATCATAGGGGGCTTCGCCATTGACCAAAGCTTGCGCCCGCGCCCGAAGATATGCCGCATCCTCATCTTGTTCGATATACTTGTTGGCGATTGCCACAAGGCTATCAGATGATTTGATGCGTTTTTTCGGAGGACTACCACTTTCGGGTAGATTTTCTAGTTCTGCGTTGCCTGTTGCCATTAAAGTAGAAAGTGTAAGGTGTTAAGTCTATTGTGTCCAGCCAGTAATAATACCATTGGAGATGGATACTGTATTGGTGTTGGTTGCGGCGTCAACAAAAGTAATGTTGGTATTTAGCCCCAAATTTGTCGGGCGGATAATAAGCGCCGTGGCTTTATCATACATGACCGAAGCCAACGAAGCGACCACCGTTCCAGTAATTGTTGTGGTATTAGTGTTAGCGCCATCGCTCGTAAGCGTAACTGTATTAGTGAATGTTCCAACATTTGATCCGCTCATCCTCACCCACAAAAGGGCGTTGGAAGAATTGCTCGCCATGGACAGAGTATTTGTGAATGCGGTGTTATTAGTGGATACCTGCCAGTTCGTGGAATCCAAAAGAGTAACAGTGATATTGGTCGTGAGATTAGACGCCGTCACGCGAAACGCCTTGCTCGCATTGGTTGTGCCTTGAAATCCCGAAAATGAAGTAGACCAAGGAACTGTCAAGTCATTGGTATTTGTGGTGATCGTCTGCCCGCAAAGCGAGTAAGACATCGCCAGCAATGCTAGAAGTGTATTTTTAAGGTTCATAAGCTCCAAGTGGCCTCCAAACATTTCCCGCCCTCACATATACTGTGCTAGAAGCATCTCCATCAGTTCTAAGATAAATAGATCCATTGGGTGCAGTTGCGCTGGGTGCGCCTGATCCCGAAAGCACATTTGTTAAGTTGTATTGATCCAGCGAGGTAATCGTCAAATTTGTGTCAACTGATTTGTTTGATCCAACATTGTATATTTTGACTGCGGCGGTTTGTCCAGATTGTTCAGCGATGCAAGTTGATTGTAATGGATCACCAACGTTTAAAGTGCAATTATAAACTTCATTATTAGATCCAGAAAATTCTAACCTTGTATTTTTGAATATTGTGTTTGCAACAAGACAATTTGAAACAAGAAAAATATTTTGATTTGCCGTTCCAGATGGCGCATAAATGCGGCAATTTTCAATAGTGACATCTGGGGCTGGCGTCAAATCAAACAATCTTCCAACAATGGTCGTATCTTTGAATATGGCGCTAGTTCCAGTAAGACCTTGAGAACTAAATCCTCCTAGCCATTGACATTCATAACACTCCCCGCCAAATATACCCTGTCCGTTCGCGCCATAAAATGGATATTGAGAAGAACATCTTATAAATTTTGCTTTATGTTGCCAAGATCCACTTGCCACAATTGTTCCAGTTCCTTCTTTGTCAAAAACAACATTTTCAAAAACAATTCCAGTTCCGCTAGATTGTTGTAAAGCAACGCGCCCATCTGCACCAACAATAGTTAAATTTTTTAAAGTTATATAATTTGAATTTGCTGAAACATTTATTGTGTAAGATTGAGAATTTTTTATGCGAACACTATATGGAGAACAAAGTCCTACAATGTCAACGCCATCTGCGCCGTTAAAATTTCCAGCAACATCTTCTTCGGTATTACTTGTTCCAGCAGAAATATCATATTCTCCAGCATCAATGTATACTGTGAATTTATTTGTTGCAGATTTTGCAGCATAGTTTGGACTTGCTCCTTTTGCGGCTAACAAAGCTCTTGTCAACTCAAGCCCATTCAACAAAACAGACTTGTTTCCGCGAACAGTGCAAGATCTTGCGTTCTGACAGTATTCATATCTTTGTATTCCGTTCTGATCTGTATTGCTTTCAGAAACCCACGAATCAACATTTGCACCAAATTCATTGCCACTAAATGTTATATTTGTGTGAATTACGTTATCTTTAAAAACCGTCTGTTTTGCATCAGAAACAAACCACGCCAACTCTGACCCTGATGTTCCGTCATAAGTATCAAGATAATTTCCAGAAATATGGACATTATCCACAAAAGTAAACCTTCCAGCACATCCGCCAATAAGCGCATTTGAAGAAACACGAAAAACATTATTTGTAACGCGCAGTGATTCAACCCTGCGCCTTACACCAAGACTTCCCTCTCCTCCGCCCGCACCAAATGTAATATTTATACACCTTTGACAGTTTCTAAAATAATTTCCATCTATTAAAATACATCCATTGTTCCAAGAATCTCCATTAAATCCAGACCCAATATTTGTTATATGGTTGTTTTGAACGTAAAGAGTATCAAAGGTTCCTCCTGCAATAATCCCCATGCTTCCCTCATAAAATTGATTTGCTTGTCCAAAGTTTGTTGCAGTTCCTTCGACGTAAGCCCCTTTAATAAAGTTATTAATAATCCATCCAACTCCACCATAATTTATCTTTCCAAGGACACCAGCACTTATTGAGGCAAAATCAATCGGAGTTCCGTTTGGAGTTGAGGCCAGTTGAAAATTGCTTCCGACAGAATTGACAACGTAATATTCTGTTTCTGTGGCCAAAGGAGATCCGCCAGTTAAGCTATTGAACAACACCTTGTCTCCGTTGTTGAAAAATGAAAAACCAACACTTAGTGTGTTCCCACTTGCGTCTGAGGACGTTAGTGCGCGAGGCTGCTGATTAACTGTTCCAAAAAGATTGATATGGGTAGCGTATGTCCCCTGCTCAAGTTGCCGAATCGTGGCGGAAGATTGGTTTTGTGAATTGTTTACTGTGTATGTGCCAACGCCGCCAGTATTTCCCGTCAGTTGAGCCGTAATCCTTGTTTCTGAAACAATTGTCCCACTACTCAAAAGCGTTTGTCCAATAATATTAACTCCAATTGTTCCAGCCGAAATGTTGGTGACGGTTAAAGTTGTTCCGCTAATGCTTCCTGTAAATACCGCGCCAATACCAACAACTGGCTGCTCGGAAACATTATCTCGGATAATGGCATTCATGCCAGAAATAACTAGCGGAAATGATTCCTGAAGAGCTTCCGCGCATCCGCCAAAATTAATTATTCGACATCCGACAACGCTACAATTGTCGCCAATCAAAGTAATAGCACCTATTTTTTTTCCATGTTCCCGAAGATTTTGCCAATTGCAATCCAAGGTAAGATTGGAGCATGAGAGGTTGTTTCCAGTGCTGGTAAGAAGAGTGCTGGTCGTTGTAGCTTGAACTCTAGCCCTAATAATTGATCGTGTTCGGTGTTCGCCCTCAAAAGATATATTGGTAAATCCTGTCTGGTTGGCATCTTTTAAATATGTGCCAGCAGGAAAGTAAATAACACCACCACTGGGTAACGCGGCGGCAGCGGAAGCAATGGCTGTTGTAGAATCATTCGTTCCAGTAGGATCTGCCCCAAAGTCCAATACGTTTACCCTTTCGGCAAACCTAGCTGATAGCGTCCTCGCAGTATTCGACCCCGAAGCCAAAACACTACCAGTTCCTGCTGTAGCTGCTGGCAATGCCCCGACAATACGGCTATCATCTCCTTCCGCATATGTTCCTGCGGTAGTGCCAGCTACTACTGGTAATGGGTAATATGCGGAGAGGGAGGCCATTGACTATTTAGTATATCTGGATTCGGGGTTGGAGGCGACTATTATGTTTCGGGGTTCGGGCTGGCGAGGTCAGCAACGGCCTCCGCACTCGCCTCCGCAAAGCTCGCCTGCGGCTGGCCGAAAGACTCCGCTGGTGCGGGTGTCGGGGATGCGGCCCATGAAAGCATGACGCCCTCAAGCCACTGCTTCGCGGCGGTCATCTTCGGGCCGAGGGGCTTGCCTGCGGTCATCAAGGCCATCTCAAAACGCTGTAAGGCGAGCGTCTGGTAAGGAGAGAAGTATTGAGCAACAGCCTCTTCGGCGGTCATCGTCGCCATAGGCGGAACCACCCACGCGCCATTAGTCCACACGGCATACACGCTTGGGGGCGCGCTTTGGACGGCCCAATCAAAACGCTTCGGGTTGTCGGCAACTTCCCATGCAGCCATCTGCTCGCCAAGGTCGCGGACATCGGAGGGGTCGGAAATGCGGTAATAGTTAGGCATAAACTCGCGGATGGTTGGCGACTGTCGCCGTGTTGTTGTTGGTGATGGTCAAGCCTCCGCGCACATCTTGCAGTTCACGGACGAGCGGGGCGTAAAAGACAAGCGACTGCGGGCGCACCTTGTCGCAGGTCATGCCTTTGGCGAGGGATGCGATTTCGTCGGCGGTGAGGGCGGCGTTCCAGATGCCGACTTCGGCTATATTGCCATTTGTAAAAAATGTCTGCACATGGTTGCCACCAATAGTAATTCTTGTGTAACTATTTGATGAGCCAATTCCAACGTCATTTGTGCCAATCAGCGATCCGTTTACATACAAACTCCTGCTTGATGCTGAAGTAAATACACCGCACAAGTGTATCCAAGTATTTGCAGAATATGTTCCTCCGATGATGCTAGTGAGTCCGCCTCCTGAATCAATCTGATTGGCTCCAAAAGTTCCATTGTCATTCGCTACTACATTCACGCGACTCTGATTTGCTCCATCAGAGACAACTATATATGGATATAACGCGCCAGTTGCGTTTCCGCGTGTATTGCAAGCAATGGTCAACGGAACTGCGGAAACAGGACATGATGCCGTCCGCAAATACTGGTTTGTGCCGTTGAATGCGTAAGCCATAACTACGCCGCGCTCCTTATTTCGACAGCGATCAACTCCGCATCGCCTGTCATGGTGTCGTTGGTCGCATCGTCCGCATTGCGAAAGACCTTCAAGCGAAACCTGTTGCCTGCCGCCAGCGAGTCGATGGCGGTGGCGGTGATTTCGGTCACGGTCTCAATGCCGCTTGTGCCGTTGGCCGCGCTGTGCGCTTCGGTGGCAGTGTCGAATGAGTCCGTGTCGAGGTCTGTGCCAGATTTCTCAAACTGAACGCCCCATCGGCAGTTGCCGCTCGTTGCGGTGCTTGCCATCCAGTGAATGAAAACTTTCAGGCCGCTGCCGAGCGATGCACCTTCGGGGATGACGCCAACAAATACTGCGCTTTCGTCCGTGGCGGCATCGAAGTCGAGGACGGCAATGCTGTTGCGCGTGTCGAGGGTGGCGAAGGCTGTGGCAGGCGGTTGGTTGTGTTCGGCGGTGAAGACGGCGTAGGTCTTGGTGCCGCCAGACCCGCCGCCCGTAGCCGACAGCTCCCCCGCCGACAGCGAAAGGCCCGATCCGATTTGGATCTCCTCGATGGAGCCTGTGCTGCTGCTTGTCCTTCCCAAAATTCTTGCGGTGGCTTGGGTTAGGCCCGATGAAGTGATGGAGCCGCTGGCGGCTGCGCCTGTAACGTCCGCGACAACGTGGGTGTGGTTGCCTGCGGCTACTTCGGTGGAGCCTGTGCCGACAGGGAGGCGGGCGACATCAACCGTGCCGCTAAATATCGCTTCGGCGCCAAAACGGCTAATCGTTCTATCCTCATACCAAGACGTTGCAGAAGTGCTTGCAGCAATAAATGTGGCGCGATCAACGGCTCGCAGATTGTCTGTGAAAAAGCCAGAAGAGATCGACCCGCGCATAGGCGTCAGCGTCTGCCCCGTAGAGGAATTAAATTCAATTATGACCACATCGCCCGCCATGACGCCCGTAGTTGGCAGCAAGATTCGCAGACCAGATGTGGCTGTGTTGACCGTGTAAATTTTGGCGCGGGCGGCGGTCAGTGTGACGTTGGCGGTAATGGTGCCGAGATTTTCGGTGAGGAAGATGGACTGAGCCCCAATATCACTCGGAGCCAGCGCATCCGTGCCGCCTGTGGCGTGGGAGGCTTTGTGTGCGAGTGTGCTGCTTGGCGTCCTCGCATCCGAAAGCCGCGCATCATTCCCCTCGCAAGCGGTTCCCGCTGTGGTTCCGTAGCTGACAGCGAGAGTTCTATTGGCTGTGAGGTCTCCACCGCCTGTCAACCCTGTGCCAGCACTAATACTTCGGGATGTTGGAACACCTCCGATATTAGTTAATGCGGTTGCGGGATTTGAGACATCAGATAAGTTATTAACTTCAAGAAGTGCCCCCTGTGCCGTCAAAAGCCCGCCTACATTGATTGTCCAAGCTGTAAATGGCCCACCGCTTCCTTCTACGGTATCGACATTAACCACCAACGTTGTTCCAGAATAGCTTGTAACAAAAGCATGCATATGACGATTTACATCATAGACAATCGTAACGTCCTGTGTTGGAGTATAACTAAGTCCCGACTGTACAGTAAATGTTTTGGAACCAGTAGTAAGAGAATGAGAAGATGTGCTGGTTGTTAGATATCTGTCTCCGCGATTGGCCAACGTAAATGCCGTAGTAGCGATTTGAGTGGTATCAGTTCCAGCAGCAGCAGTAGGTGCTGTCGGGGTTCCAGTGAGCGCGGGGGAGTCTAGATTAGCCTTTAGATTTAGCGCAGTCTGGGTAGCTGTTGAGACGGGTTTTGAGGCATCACTTGTGTCATCGACATTACCGAGTCCAACATCAGACTTTGTGGCGGAAGCTCCGACAGTAGCCCGCCCCTTCGCATCAACGGTGACTTTGGTGTAGGTTCCCGCGCTTACCCCTGAAGTAGTTAAGGTGGGATTTGGGTAGGTTCCTGTAAGATCTCCTCCTGCGGGGCCGCTGGGTGCGGTGGATATAGCTCCCCACTCAGGTGCGGTGGCTCCGCTATTTACCTTTAGGACTTGCCCTGCCGTTCCGATAGGAAGCCTCTCGTTGACCAGCGCCCCGCGATAGAGGGTGTCGCCTTGATTAGTAAGGATAGACTCTCCTCCTCCTCCAGAGGTGCCATAGCGAGGAAGGATCTGCCATCCACGGGTAGACCCCGTATAGATCATCGTGAAGTAGGCTCCTTCGACGTTACAGACGAGGTTTTCTTCGATGGATTCGATTCTCTGTCCGTTTCGGGCGATGATCAGGGGATTTGTGTCAAAGGTCTCCGAGTAGTCAAAGATATCGATGGAGTCGCCTTCATTCGGGTTAAGCGGGAGAGTAAGGGTAAATGTCCCTCCAGAGGTATCGGCTGCGATGTTCTGTGAGTTAGAGAGCGTCTGCGGACTAGAGACTACCGTGTAGTTGATATTAGCTTGCGGGCCAGTCGGCCCAGACGGCCCCCGCTCCACCACCTCAATGACCTCAATCTCCCTCTCCGTGATCTCAATGACCTCTTGGCTCATCGGGCGATCTCCTGATAGACTTTAGCTTTGCCTGTGGCGAATGCAGTATAGGTATAGCCTTGGTAGAGTTCGATTTCGTAGACGTTGTCGCCTGCTGTGAGGTTTGCGGCCTGTGTGGCGGTGATTTCGATTTCGATAGTGCCCGCTGCCCCGCCCAATGTAATCCCGCTTCCAGAGGTCAATGTAAGCAAAGTAGCACTATCCTTGGCACACTCCCGAATCACCATGTTGGCCCCGTAGCCCGTAAGATTAACTGGGACATTAGACTTCCCCTTACAGGACTTGGTCAGATAACGAAACTTCGCCGTCCAAGTTTTTCCTTGGACGATTTCAATATCTCTCTCAAGTCTCCAGTAGTTGGTCATTTATACAGTGGAACACGGAAGCTGACATTGCTTCCATTGGTTTGTACGGTAACCTCCATCCAAGCAACATGGTTGTTAAAATTTCCCGCATTTGTCGGGTTGGAATTCGTGGCAAACACTGCTGCTTGGAAGTTGGCGTTATTGGTGTTGGTGAGGGCTGAGAGAGGAATGCCCAAGTTGGTTCTGGTTTGCGCCACTGCTGTTGCCCCTCCCAAATACGGCCAAGAAATTGGGCCAACCAAAGATAGTTGACCGCTATCCCAGCTTACTTCGACTATGCCTGTATCACCATAAAGATTTCTGTTTGTAGAAAACAAAGCAGTTTGAAATGTTACATCATTAGTGTTGGTGAGGCCGCTCCAAACTAGCCCCAAATTCGTTCTACTTGCCGCCGCATTCGCTGCTGCATTGGTTCCCGAAAAGAAGATAGGCTCAACATAAGAGATATTGTCGGCCAATCTCCATGCTCCACTGCGATACATCAACAGAACAGTCTCATCAAGCTGGTTGATGGTGATTAGATTGGTTGCTGCGCCCAATTGCCTAATTGCCGTTAACGCATTGGTTGTCTGGGCCAAATGAATAATAGTTGCTCTATCTCCTTCAAATGTGGTTACGGGGTTGGTCGGAAGCGTCACAGTATTGGTAACTCCAGATACAGAAGGGGCAAGGCTGAACAGGAAAAGATTGCGACTATTTGTGGCGGCATTTGTTGATGTTCCAGTAACGTTTGTCTGGTATTGGACAGTTGTGGAAATCGGGGCTACCGCCCAGAAATTAGTCGGGCTTACCACAGAGCCATTTGTATCAACCAACACTGGATTGGTATTAGTTCCAAATAATGCGGCTTGAAATGTTGCGGCGTTGGTGTTGGTTAACCCACTCCAAGGAAGGCCGAGGTTAGTACGAGTAGTGGCCGCATTGCTTGTGTTATTAAAAAATAAGCTGGTAAAAAGCGTAAGATTACCACTTCCATCGTCAGCGAGGTCATAGCCTGCAATTGTAATTTCTTCAAATTTTGCCGCAGGAGCATAAATGTCATAATTTCCCAGCGTATTGGTTGTGCCACCTAAAAGGAGGCCATTAAACATAACGTTATTGGTTTCGTTCAATCCAATAGCTGTGCGAAAATTTGTGGCATCGGTGTTTGTGAGCGCACTCCAGCCAAGGCCAAGATTGGTACGGGTGATGGCGGCATTTGTGGTGTTGGCAAAAGAAATTCCGCTTACTGTGTTAATAACAATCTCACTGGCCTTGAGTCTAGCAACATTAGAACCAACCACAACAAGATCGGTTTCACCTCCTCCCGCTCTCCTAAATCCAGTGTTTGTTGCTCCAAATCTAAGTTGAAAATTTCCATCAGTTACATTTGCAAAATATCCAGTGTTAAAAGTTGCATCATTGGTGGCCCCAAGTCCAAGTCCTGAACGAGCGTTTGAAGCATCGGCGCTCCAAAAATTAGTGGGTTGAACCACAGCACTGTTTGTTCCAACCAAAACATTTCGTGTTTGTCCAAAGCCCGAAACAACCAAGGCTGCTGAAATAATAAGAGAGAGAATTTTTTTCATTACATTAGTCGTTTCCAAACCCGATTTGTTCCTGTTTGACTGTTATAATCATTGGGTCGGATAATAAATGGATCATTTTGAGCGTCTGTTCCTGTGGTTAGTTGATAAATGGCAGGAATTCCGCCAATGACCAAAAATAATACAATACCAACCGCATAAGTTCCACTAACCGTATTAAGATTGGCCAAAGATCCGCTACCTCCTGTAAGAGTTGTAATTGAAGGTTCAACACGAAGGATATTAACACTGGGAGTGGTAATGGGGCTTGAAGAAACTCCGATAACGCTACTGGATGGGATGGGGATACAGATCTTGCTCATTTATCGGGTAACCTCTGGTGAAATGATAACATTGCCTTGCAGGATTCGGGTTGTGACGGCCCCGTTGTAAAGCTCAAGGTCATATACGGCTTTATCACAAACCGAGAGCGATGCCGTGTCAGTTGCCAAAATAAATAGTCTAATAGATCCTGTAGCCTCATTCAATATAATTCTACCATTACTTGTGGACAATTCAAGAATTAGTGCTTTCGATTCGGGCTTTGACCGAATGTGCATCTTGGCTGTAAATCCCGTAAGATCCACGGGAGCCGAGGGTTCCCCAGTCTCATAGAACAGAGTCTGATTGAAGGTGGCACCTTGGAATATGCAGATATCCGCTTCGGCAATCGGTAGTTGAGCCATAAATGGCAAATAGAATCTACCAATTCTTCTTTATAGTCAAGGCTTGTTTAAGTTTTTTAAACGTCTCCTTGTTGAGTCGTTTCTTTTCCTCAATCGCCTCGCTGCCCGCCATAGCCCCAAATACCTTACGAGCCACAAATAATCCAACTGCAAATGAGTCAAACAAGTCGGGGGACTTTCCGATCCTCTTTTTCATGTCGGTCTTGGACTCAATGATGATCTTGCGGGTTCGGCGCACATACTTTCTTTGGGTCATCTCCCATGCCAAGTCAGGGGTAATTCCCTTGAGTTGTTCGCACTCCAAGAAGTAACGGGCAGCAAAGCAGAGTTCTGAAGCCATATTGTGGAATAATTCTTTGCCGACTTGCGGTTTCCCAGTGACTTCGTTTCTCATGGCATATTGGGCGCTGACAGGAAGGTCAGATGCTGCTCCTGCAAAACTTACTGCATGCCAACCCTTTAGGAGTTCTCGTTCTCCAATTGACCAGAAAATACCGCCCGCCGAAGCATCCACACCCATCCATTGATTTGGAATTCCCAACTTAAGGGACAAATCATGGATTTGCTGGATCATCTCGTATTGGAAATCTTCCTGAGACCCAGCCCTTCGGTTGAGGACATACTGTTTTTCAACAGCTATCGCCCACTTGCCGCTAATCAGCTTCCCATACTTGAGGTGGGTAAACACAAACCTATCGCCGCCTTCGGTGTAGCTTGGGTCAATACCAGCAATATCTTTCGGGGTTCCATCCCAGATAGGTTTATCTAACGCCCCATGGCGGGCTAGGAGGATGTCCGAGACAATCGTGGAATCATCGGCATCGGCAGGAGGCCAGAATCCCCTAAACTTTCTCCAATACTGTGGGTTAAGTTCTCCAAGTTCTTTTCGGGCCAAGGCCACATCATTGGGTTTGGGAAGAAATGGATATCGGAGTCCCTTGCCAGCGTCGAAGGACTGTTGGTTCGGATTGTCGTTCTCTGAATCAAACCTGATGCACACCCCCTCAATACCAGCCACCCGTATCTTCCAGTTCGGGGTTTGCTCGTCCACACTCATCCACCCCTTGATGGGTTCGCAGAATTTTCCATGGGGATCGAAGATGGAAGACGGGTTGCCCGCGCCGACGATATAGAGTTCTTGTGCGCCCTTAAATCCCCAGACCGCTTCGTTAATTACAGAAGCCGAGCAATCTTGCAACTCATCGATTATCAACACGATACGACGATTCTTTTTACCTTGAAGTCGCTTTTGAGCGTCATCTTTGTATTCGTCACCCGCCGCTAGAAGCATAATAGACGAGGCATCACTAACTCCTGTTTCGGGATCGATCACGGCCCCCTCTTCGTCTGAGAGCTTAATGATATCCATGGACTCAATGAGCCTTCCAGAGGCCAGCCCCATGTTTCGGGCTTCGCGGTACATCTTGACCAGTGCCGCCCAGATACGCTGTTTAGCGTCAATCTTGGACGTAGAGACCACAATGGTCATTGTATTGATCGGGTCGCAGAACCAGTTAACCAGCGCAAACGCCGCCATCCCGTAGGACTTTCCAGAGTCAGTGCCACCAGCGAGACCAGTAACACTTCGGACAAATCGGTTTCCAGTGACTTCGTCTACTTCGTGAACAGTGTTACAGAACGCCTGTGCGCTGAGTTCTGCCCACCTATGCCACTGGAAGGTTGGCCAGATTGCCGAAACGATATTTCGGTAATGGCGGGCTTTTCCGAGTCCTCCTTCTTCGGGGGTAAGCCCCTGCAAGAAGGCGTCCATCTCAATGCGGATTGGCGTAATTGCCTGTCCGTCTTTGGGTAACCACAACCTCCCGTATTTCTCTATCCCTTGATCAACTGTTGCCATTTATGAAATTTATACTAAACTAATCCGAATGGAGAAAAAGCGCAAGAGCGGAGAGCGGGATTGGGATACGCCAGAAAACCGCATCAAAAAACAGAATGCATTTAGGCTCTACGCCGCTGGGAGAGGATTGCCAGAGGTAATGAAAGCCTTAGAAACAAAGCATAAACCAACTCTGGAAAAGCTAATCTATAGCGAAAAGTGGGACGAGTACGTCAAGGTATGGCAGGAAAATCCCGAAGCAGAAAACCTCTACCCTTGGGATAAAGAACGTCCCGTAGCCTTGGTTACACCTCCCTCCAGAATGGAGGAGATGGATAAGAAGCGTAGAATGGAATGTATCAAGGGATTCTCCATGTACTGTTCAGGGCGTAGCCTGCGGGATATTGCCGAAGAACTGAAGGTAAGCGAGTCTACTGTTTGCTTGTGGCGAGATACCCAACGCTGGATTCAGTGCAGGGAGCGTTTGGTAAATGAGCAATCTCCCGCTCCTTGGGAGGATGAGGGTGTTCCAACTTTGATGTCGGAAATTACGGCTTCATTGGAGACCATGAAAAAATCGATCAAGTTTTTAACTGGCAAAGTTCTGATAAAGGCTGCTGATGCCGCGCAAGACCTAGACGGCATGGAAGCTCTTGGCATGATGAGAAACATCAAGCAGTTGGCAGAAGCTGCCTCTATCAACTTTTCTGAGGGCAACAATCAGCAAAATGCAATTCAAATCAATATTGCTACCAAGCTGGATTCCATGAAGATTCCCGAAAACAACACCTATGAATCGGAGCTAGTTATCAATGAGTGAGGTACCAAAATTTTGCTACGAGAGGAAATCGGATGTTCCATCAGGGGGATGGTGGGTAAGTTGTCCGATTGTTGGCGAGCCCGTTCGCGGAGGTGATTGGCATGACATGGTTGCGAGTTGTGAGAAGCTTTTAATATCCAGAGGAATAACACCCCCAACAGATCTTGTGTCACAAATAGAACACAATCTTTGTGACAGGCTTGCTGGAAGCACCAACTGCGTTCCTTGTTTAACGGCCAAACAAACCCTTGGATTTAGTGAAATTGTACGATGGGTAAAGGCTATGTATCACTTTGCCAAGGACAACAAATTTCAACTGGTTGATCAGGACGAGGCTGAACGAAGAGCAAAAATATGCGCTGCTTGTCCATACCAGATTTCAACTTCTGGCTGCTGGGGGTGCAAGGGGATTGCTGGAATGCTACCCCATATTGCGGGAGCAAAGACAACATCTTATGACCAGCAACTTAAAGCCTGCGGGATCTGTGGCTGCTACAATGCGGTCTCAGTCCATCTTCCACTTGATGTACAGACGGGTGAAGGATTGAACTTCCCCCCTCATTGCTGGAAGGCTACGCCATCTCAAATCGGGTAATTGCCTTATTAAAGCTCATGTTGGCCACGCCTGTCGGGCCGTCACGATGCTTGCCGACAATAAACTCCATGGTGGGATTCTGTTCGTGATCTTGGGCATCTTCGCTGTGAAGCATGATTACGATATCCGAGTCTTGTTCAATTGCTCCAGATCCCTTGAGGTCTGAAAGGCTTGGGCGTCCTCCGCGCTTGTCTGGGTCGCGGTTGAGTTGGGCCAGCACTAAAACAGGAACCTTGAGAGTTTTTGCCAGATCCTTGATGCCACCGCTAATCTCTTCCACCTCACACACGCGATTGTCTTTTCCGCGCTTGCTATCACCCTTAACCAACTGGAGGTAGTCAATGATGATGAGGTCTAGCGGAGTGCGCTGGTGGGCGCGGCGGGCTACCGCCTTGAGATAGCCGATAGATTTGGCCGAGCTATCGTCGCAGATGATTTCGGACGCTTGGATTTCCTGAACCGCCCGTCCGAGAGATTGCTTCTGATGCGGGGTCACCCGACCAGAGAGGATGTCAGCAGCACCCACACGCGCCCGCGAGCGGATCATGCGCTCCATAAGAGCAACGCTTGTCATCTCCAAAGAGAAGATCAAGACCCGCTTCTTCTGGTTAAGTGCCACGTTTTCGGCAATCTGAAGGGCACTGGCCGTCTTGCCAACCGCTGGCCTTGCAGCCAAAACAACCATGTCCCCGCCGCGCAGGCCAAACATAAGAAGGTCATCCAGCGGAGTGATGCCAGTGCGAATACCGATACAAGGTTTTCCCGCAATCGTGGATTCAATGTTCTGGGCAGCGCGATCCAAGGCATTGTTGATGGAAAGCTTACTGCCATCATCCATCTCGTAGTCAGCCCGCATGACAGTGGTTTCCGACCAGTTCTTGAGTTCTTCGATCTTTAGCTCGCGGTCTCTAGCCTTGTGAACCATGTCGTTGGCCAAGTATTCCAGCGACCTTCTGTAGCGGGCTTCCTCCAGCTTGGGGTAGTAGCGTTTCCAATTGTTATGGGCTACACACGAAGTTGCTACTTCTGTGATCTTCTGCTCACCACCTACGATATCGTATTCGTTGGCAGCTTCAATCTCTCCTTTAACATTGATGATGTCTGCCTGCATCCCCTTGGCGATACAGCGCATGACCGCCCTAAAGATGATCTTGTTCTCCTGAAGGTAGAAGTGGTCTTCCTTTATGGATAAAAGGATCTCACGCTGATCCTCTGACGGAGCATGACAGAGGCAGGAAAGAATGGCGGTTTCGGCGGATGGTTCAAAGATGACTTCTTGCATAGGAAGCGTTAGACAGCCTCTTGGGCCTTTCGTTCACGCTTTCTTTGCAAAATTTCCAGCATCGCCTGCCTGCGGCGTTCGCGCTCCACCTCAGAGATAACTCGCTTCTTTTTCGCCTTTTGTGACGAATTATTTTTGGGCTTCAGAGTAGATTTTGATTTTGTCGCCACTTCTGGCGAATTAAGCACCACTTCTGATGCTTTGTTACAAACTGTAGGACTTTGTGCATCATTGTTGACACTTTGGTCTAATCCCATCGAATTCGATGGGGTATTTAATCCCGTGGAATCTGACGGCATTGAAAACCCTTCTTGCGCCATTTTGTGGAGAGATCCGTCTTTACACCCGTGGATGACCACAGCTTGGCTGGAAATAGTTCGGTCTGGACAAGTAACCCCCTGAACGGCTTGGGATTCTGGATCAGCAGCAAAGAATACAATCTTTCCATCTTTCCATTGGTAGTTAACGCTTTTCCAGTAGGTTCGGATAAGCGGCGTGTCGCGGCCAATCTCCATGAAATTCCATCGGCAACGTACATCCCAAGGCTCTGGAACATTTCCCGATTCCCTATAGGCCAAATTGTAGGTTGATAGAGATTGGGCTGAAGGACAAAAGTCCAAGAAATTGGGAGGATAAACCGCGCTGCCCACAATCATCTTGTAGATGTTTTTACCATTGGACGCCATTCCACCTTCGTAAAGGTGACCAAGAATTCCGACTTTTTTGTTGTATTCGGCGTCCAAATCATCTACCCACCCCTCCTTCATGGGGACACAGTCTGGCTCCCAAAAGTAGAAAGGAGCATTGGTTGGATACATGGCAGCAGCCACATCGGCAAACATCTGGTTCGGGCCAAGAGGCCAGCCATCAAATCCGTCTTGGACAAACAATTGGTCAACTTCGGGAAAGCTTTTCTTTAGTTCTTGGATAAGAGAAGAGGATCCAAATGTATCCTTCGTGCAGCATAAAGTCGCTTTATGTCGCATGTTGATACCCATGGCTGTGATAGCTTTGGCCGACTCCATGGCCAGATCGGCATCCCCGTTGTGGTAGGCAAAAGCAATATTCACTGTGCGTCGAAGTTAAGGGGCCAGCTAGGATGGATAGGGTCTTCCAGCCTCACCCTAACGTTTTTGTAGCCATGGGCCATGAGTTTTTGGGCTTCTTGGTTGGCCTCCTCTTTACTCATGCCAAACCTGTCCAGTTCCACAACTTTGTCCCCGTGACACACAATGTAAGTTTTATTACTTTCGCTCATTTTTTCTTTTTTTTCTCTGATTGATTGATGTATTTTTGAAAGGATTCGGCGCAATCTCTGGCCATCTCGATTTCTGATTCTGGGTCGAAGAAGTAACCGCCACGTTCAGCGTAGAGTGCTTCCATCGGCATGGGCCCACCCCTACGAAATCTTGGGCCGACAACGAATGGAGAAACGGAGTCTTCATTGATTACCGTAAGAACTACTTTGAATCGGGCCATGGTGTCCAATACTTAATCACACGTTCAAGAATATGTCCAACCCCGCTCCATCCATGGTGGGGGTGGTAATGGCAGGCCCATTTCAATGGAGGGTTTGACTCATCGTTTTTGATGAGATAGACTCCTTCTGCATCGGGCTTTGTATTATTGTAATCGTTCCAAGTGATCATAGTAGGTATGACAAGAAAAACTCCACTTCGTTCAAAAACCCCATTGAGAAGGAATAAGCCACTTAAGCGCAGCGGAAGGTTGCGGAGCGCATCCCCCAAACGCCAGCGTGAATACAATGAGTATGCAAAGGTAAAGAAAGCCTACTTGGCACTGCATCCCGTATGCGAGAAATGCAAGAAAACGAAGAGTCAGGACATCCATCACAAGGCAGGCAGGGTTGGTCGCTACCTTTGCGACTACAGCCTGTTTGCTGCGCTTTGTCGGAGTTGCCATGATTGGTGCCATCAGAATGGGCGAGAAGCCCGAAAGCAGGGATGGATTATTGATACATTTCATACTCTTCAAGATCCCTCTCCAGAAGCTTCATTAGTTCAATCTCATAGCCAAAATCAGGCTCATACTGCCGAATAATCGGATTCCACACTTTACCCTTGGGGGCCGTCCAGTTGCGGAGGGCATCAACGGCATTGACCCAACTAGTCTCCAAGTGTGCGTTCCATTCATGTTCTGGTGGGAAGTTCCAAGGATAGGGGCGGGGTGGATAGGAAACACAACCACTTGTAATAAGTAGTGCGATTACTATCCCTGCTCTTTGAAGTCGTAGAACCATAGCTCCTCCTCGCTTTCACTAACCCATCTGCTGCCTGTATGCTCGCAGCTAAACTCTTGGCTGAAAACCTTCCAGTCGGGCTTCATGGGGAATTGTTTGGCAATAAACGATCCCCCATCCATCCACAACACACGGTTGTTGGGTTGTAAAAAGTATTGACCACCTTCTCCCACCAGCACATGACCGCACTTATGCCCCGCCGCCATCTCGCCGTAGCCAGAGGTATAGTGGGGGCCGAAACACCAGTCCAAGGTGAACATATATTTTGCTTTTTCAAAGGTTTTGTTCTTTAGCATGACGTTTGCCGCACGATTCTTGCAGTAGTCCAAAATATTAACCGAGCAATAGTAGCTCATGGAATCCCATAGCTGTATCCAATCCAATGGGTAAGACGATCCTCCCGTATCCTCTGCATGAAGGTAATGGATCGGGACTCTAGCATGCTGGCTTCCGTATTCAGTCATCACGCTAAACAACCCACACCGTTGGGGGATAGAAGTGAATGCGAAGACCTCGACTAGTTGTCGTTCTCTGCTGACACATGGTTCCAAGTCATAAAAGAACCCCTCGTCTACAAAAGCAAAGAATGTGGGGATATTGATGTTAAGATAGTTGCTCATTGATCGGCAATTTTACGCAGGAGTCGTGTCTGCTCGCGCAGTTCGTAGAGTTGGTTATTGGCTGTAATCTCCGCACTGATACGGGCGTTTGATTCCGCCAACTCCGCATTGATACGGCGAAGGGTGGATAGATAGGTGTCTTTAGGCTCTGGGCGACTTACATTTCCATAAATAACCTGTGTGCGCCCCGAATCTAAATCATAGATGGCCCCACTAAACGAACCATCTTGTGCCCGAACGCTAGTGACCAATGCTAGTAGTAGTAGTAGTAGTTTTTTCATAAGATATTCCATCATTGTGGCTATGATCCCCGAAGTTGAAGAAAATTCTGACCCACGGGCCTTCCTCATCTTCGCCCTCTTCAAAGCGGGATTCAAAGTAGCTATGACCAGCATAGCTGTGCTTGACCGCCGCCTTCATGCAATCGCGGGCTGCTGCCCGAATAGCAGGCTCAAACGGCTCATCGTCTAGGAACCAGTCTTTGGGATAACCCCGCCCCATGGACTTGTAGACCTCCAAAACCTTCATGGCTGATTGGAAATCAAA